TCTTACCAGTGGCAATATCAATAGCCCTTGCATCCATAAAATAGCGCATATCTTCTTCTGGCACTCCCATATTGCTGAAAATATCGTATTTCTTTTTCTCCGTAAGATTCTCTTCAGACCAATATTTGAACTTCCTTGGCGCAGAAAAGGGTATATGGAGCCTGCCATTTCCTTCATAGTAAGGCATATCGTTACCATCTACATGGTCAGTAATATAGTCAACAATATCTTCCAGCTCCCTTAAACTAATAAGGCGAAGAGGTTTATCAACATACCCCTTCGCCTCAAGCTTCTTGAATAGCTCTGAGCCATTATGAATCTTCATAGATATATTCCCATTTGGAGCAGCACTTCCCCCAATGCTGAGATTCGATTTCGCCAACGTGGTCGAATTTAGAACAGTATAGTTTCATGACGTCTTTGTCGGCGCGAAGAAAACGACACGTACCACAAGTGCAATTTGTCTGGATATACTTGCCATCGGTGCAAAGTTGTCTATAGCCACAATACTCGCAAGCTGTTGTTTCTACTTTTTGAGGAGCCTCATCAGAATAAATAATGTTTGTGGCTCTACGTTCAATCATAACAAAGTCGTCTTTACTATACTTCACACACTCGGAATACAGCTCGCAATTGTCTTTATTCATTACGACAAATACACCACGATCATAACCAGAATAGCCCATGTAACACTGTATCTGACAATAATACTCAGGCGACATCTTCTGGATACCTTCGGCTTTATAGGCCTTAAAACGGCGGCTGCTGGCCGACTTGACCTCCAGCACATGGGGCCGTTTCGTCAGGCCAAGAAGCAGGCCGTCCCAGTGGCCCTTGAAGAAACCGTTGACGGCCACGAAATCATGTTGCCTGTCCATAATCTCGTACTTGGGTGACAGCCACTTGATAACCTCCTCCTCGACACGGTCGCCTAAGGAAAAGATCATTTTCGCCCGGCCATCAACCGCTGACGGCGTGAAACCACGAAAACTGTACCAGAGGGCACGCCCACAAGGCCTACCGATCTGGCTCATGCCAAGGTAGTTGCGCTTCGGCCCTCGCTCGTAGCTTGCGGCAGCTTCATACATATCGTTTATCAGTGGATATTTATCTGGAATTGCTACCATTGCGCACCCCTACTCGTTGGTTGGCCTGCGGAGTTTTTTTAAAGATATTTCAAGGACACGCCCATCGTTAAAAGAAACATAACACCTTCCATCAGTTGAGTTTCGTAAAAAAATACACTCTTTCGTGATATTATTATCGGAGAAGATTATGTACAACAGATGTTCTCCCCACTCAAACGGCTTTTCTTCTGTTTTTCTTTTCAACATTTCAAAGCGATCAAAATTGATTGTGTCTTCATAGTTGTTGTCTATGAAATGTACAGTAAAATAAACAGTTCCGTTAATTGTTTCGGAACCAAGATACCTACACTTTCTTTTGCTGTTTTTTTCAATAAGAATAATGTCTAATCCTGTTTTTTCTTCTAGTTCCTTATTTGTACCTAAAAGATCTTCATTTCCCTTAAATGGAATACATTGTTTGTAGCCATTATGTATAGTTATATATTTATATTCGCTATCAGGAACATAATGTGAAAACAAACTTGTTTTCCAACAAGCTACATCGCTATCCCTCACTAGTACCCGGTCAAACGGTTTAAACTCGCAGCTCATTTATTACTCACCCCATCGTTTCACGTTTAGGTATTTCCCTTGCAATTCCAGCCAGACGGTGTTCGGGACTTGCAATTCATTCAGTCGCCCCATGGCCTCATTGATAGTATCAGGTGGATCAGCATGAGTTATACTCATATCCCTCCACTTTTCTCTAGCCGTACGCATACCGAAGTCGCTTCCTTGGCCTTCCAAGTCCCAGTAATCATAAACGGTTTTTGGAATAGTCTCGCCTTCACCCAAACAATATAGAACAAGGCGTAGCATCCGATTACCTCTACGACTTGTGTATGGTTCAAAAAGGCTTGAGCAGACATGGGCCTCTCGCAAACCAAAGGGATTTATAGGTTTGACTACCGTCTCGACCTCATGTAGCTCAAGCCGCTCATTTCTGACCTCTTTAAGAACCTCTCCACATTCAGGACAGACGATAGTACGAGACGTTACAAGACATTTGCACTTCGGGCACTCAACCCCTTGTGGCTCAGATGGCTCGACTTTTTCACCTTTCGTTGACGGTCTTGACCACGTCACAATTGGCTCATTAGGATCGCCATGGCGCAGCCAGTTGCCAGAAAGGTCTAGGATCAAGCAATCTTCCTTACCCTCATGAGTCCTTAGGCCACGGCCAACCATCTGAACATAAAGAGATGGTGACATAGTCGGGCGGCACATAACCATACAATCTACGCCAGTGCTATCCCAGCCTTCAGTGAGGATCCCGACGTTGCAGATGACTCTTACCTTCCCCTTGTCAAAAGCCTCTAGATTAGCCATACGGGCATCGTGAGGCATCTTGCTATGTACAGACACACAAGAATGCCCAGCGTCCAAGAAAGCCTCTTTGAGGGCCTCTGCGTGCTCAATGGTGACGGCAAAGACTACAATGTGTTCTCGGTCGCTGGCGTAGTCCTCGATGGCCTTGACGGCACTCTCAAGATGCAGCGCACTGGACATTGTTTCCCCCAGATCACCAAGCACAAACTCACCGCCAGACTTACGCACGCCCGTGAGGTCAGGCGTATCTGCAGCGTAGGCCTTGTAAGGCGTGAGATAGCCGTCTCCAATCAGTTGCTGGATCGAGATTTGATACGACAAATCGTCGAACCAGTTCTCCTCTCCAGCTTTACACTGATCTCCATAAATGTACCCATGGCCAAGACGGTATGGTGTAGCAGTTACGCCAACCAAGCGTAATTGTGGGTAACGATCTTTGAGTTTTGTAATGAGATTACCGTACTGACTTTGCACATTCGCAGGCGGCAATCGGTGACACTCGTCCACAATCAGCATCTGGAGTGGCGGCATCTCATCGAGCCGTCTGGCTAATGTTTGTGGACTACCAATAACGACAGGACGCTCAAGCTCGATCTGTGAGGAAACAGAAGAGCAGGCAATACCTATCGCCTGCTCTCCTTCTGGCCACACTTTAAGAAGTTTATCTTTAGTCTGCCTGATAAGTTGTTCCCTGTGCGCAAGAAAGCCAATGCGCATTTTGTACCGCTCCATGCAGTGCCTGATTAGAGCCGCCGTGATGATGGTCTTACCAGCTCCGCATCCTGCCTGCAGGAGTACGCATTGGCTTTCCCGCACGTCTTCCAAGATCGAATTGAGCGCGTCCTGTTGGTAAGGACGCAGCTCGTAGGCCATTTAATTCTCCCACGGCGCTTTCACGGCTTCGGACGGAGCCGTTTGCTGAGGTTGAGGTTGAGGTGCAGGCTGAGGGGCAGACTGCGGTTGAGTCGGGGCAGCAGGAGCTGCAGGGGCAGTCGGGGCAGCCTGAGGAGCCGGGGTGGTCACGCCCTTGACCGGGGAATAACTTGTGACTTCATTCTGATCATCGTATTGCTCAGAGGTTTTGACTTTGACCTTAATAACCAATTCGCCACCAATGAGCTCTGACGTATTGCCGATGTAGTTAGGATTGGGGTGACGGATAGCTTTGGCGATACTCTTCAACTTACTTTGAGCGGCGTTTCGGGCTTTATCGCTTGCCGGGGGCCAGAAATAGAGTTTCTCAAAGATACAAGCCTTCTTCTTAGGCCCATCCATTACAGTGTAACGCAGATTTAAGTAAGGAGTACCTTTGCTGGTTTGCTTAACCTCGTCAGAAACGATTTTGACGTGATAGTCACCAGCGGGGACAACTCCTCTCCATTCCTCAGTCTGCGAAAGATCCATATTAAGATCTGCCATGGGATTCTCCTTATCCTAAGATTTTTTGTTGAATAGCTAAAAGGTTTGGCGCTTCATACGTTTCAAGCTTGCCAGACCTATCTTTTGACAACCCGACACGATTGCAAGTATCAAAAACAGTCCTTGAACCTTCAGCGAATTTGACACGTTCCATATGGAACACTTCGTCAAAGTAAGACGTTAATCTTCCCTTGATTTGTTTCCCTGACAAGTCAGGAGCGATACGATCAATTCCGTCATTATCTTTAACAGTGGTTTCAAGGCAAGTAAAGACTACATTATAGTCCGCTAGATCACGGAACGCCTTGACAATGCTTGTCATCTCCTTGCTATACGCTTGCCACATTTTAATTGTGTCGCTCTTGTCTGTATAACAACGTTCAAAATGTTCAGAACATCTCGAAGCAATTTCCGTGAGACTATCGATAAAAACCCATCGAAAACCTTGTTCTTTAAAGCGTGGCGTGACAATTGTCCGTTGGGCTTCTTCAAAATCAGCCAGTGATGAAATCTCAAAACCTTGAATCGTCCCTGCGACCACAAGGTCACGGACACACAGAAGACCAGATTCTGCGGAAAGAACACATACCTTTTCCGGTTTAACGCCATCATAGGTTTTCCATCTTTTTGTCGGTTTTTCTTCGGACTCGTCATACCACTGGCCGCAAAGCGTCCTTAGCAGCGATGTCTTGCCGATACCGGCTGGGCCGACAATCAGGCAGGCGAAACGGTCTGTGGACTGTGGAGTGATAGAATTAAGAGCCATGGTCTACCTCATCAAGCGGTTCGAGTTGTACGTAAGGAGTCGCTTCTTTTTCCTCCATGGCATCTTGAATCAGCTTCTTCTGATCATCGTTGGCAGTGGAGAAAAAGTTCCTGAGAGCCGCCTTGGAGCGCGGCTTGTATTCACGTTTAAAAACAGCCTCAAACGGCACTTCGCCAATCTTCTGCATAGCAATGGCCAGAAGGTCTTGATTGTACGTAGTTGTGGTCTTCTTCTGGATTGTGCAGTGCAGATTGCCACCATAGAGATGCCCAGTGGCGCAGCCATCTTTAAAAGTGGCCCTATTGAGGAGCTGTTCGATAATTTCCTTTTTCTCAACAGCAGCCTTCTTTTCCCATTCCTTGATATCCTTTAAACGCTTAAGCAATGCTTCGTCTGTCATATATGATCTCCGTTTAGTAGTTGTAGAGTAAATCCCACTGACTGCCCACTTTAACGAGATACAGCCAGCGGAATGCGGCAATATTTGACCATAGCTTGTTGCTTTTTTTTACGTCCTTCAGTATCGGCTCTCGTACTGGATTGCAGAATTCACAATACTTTCCAGTGTTCTTGTTATACTGAGTGTTCTTCCAGATGCTAATAACCTTGTTCGCCCTCCTGATGAAATCTATTGGTTTCTCACCATCTCTGACAGCAATGATAAACTCTTTTTGAGATTCCCTAATTTCCTCTTTCTTGCTCATATCGTAACCTCATACCATGTAGTTCCCTATTGAGTTTGCTGATTTCCTTCTTAGCATCGACATTTTCCTTATAGAGTGTGGTAATGATATTATTGGTGTTATCGATGAAAGTAACCATAAATACTGCCAGAATACCCAAAAATATCAGGAAAATTCCTGCAAAATAGACACTGGCTTTATCATCCATAAATCACTCCGCTGCTTTCGCCATCGCTGCCTCCACTTGCGCCATTATCAGAAGGCGTGCCATCGTCATTTCCTGCATTATCTCCGTTCTCGCCTTGGCCCTGAGTCCCCTCATCGCCTACTTGACCTTCAGGCTCCTCACCGTTGGCGTCACTTCCAGCCTCTCCATTTTCAACGGGTTCATTATTAGAGTCCTCCTTGAGGGTGAACCAAACGAGGTATTTTTCAGAGTTGTCCTTGCCATCCTTGACGGCCAGCACCTTGTTGTCCCTGTAGTCCAAGAAGGTGGCACTTGAGCATTCAAGCTTTTGATTGTCGAAAATTATCACGCTATTAGGCCTTACGAGATCTTGCGGCTTAAGGTTGATGCGGTCGGCTTTGTAGGCTTCAAGAAGTTCCAGAAAAGTCATTTTAACGGTCATGGCGAACACCTCGAAATATTGTGAAAAGTTTTTGAAAACACTGAAAATATTGGCGAAATTTTTCGGAAACGCCGAAAATGTTGCGAAAATATTCTGAAAAATTTTCCAAAACATCGAAAATATTGGCGAAAATTTTGGGAAAATATTTTCAAAAACCCAAAAATATTAAGGAAATTTTTTCAAAAATTCCGAAAATGTTACGGAAATATTTTCAAAATTCTGCCAAGGAGTGAAAATATTACGGATTTTTCTTCAAAAAAAATCTCAAATAAATGGTATTGAATCATTTGGAATCTTGTATACAAGCCGATAGCCGATAGACGAAATAGCCTTGCTGATATCAAAAAGATTGTCAGAAGCCTTTTTTAATATTTCGGCAAGATTTTTAGCCGCCATGGCGAAAAGCACGACATCCTTGTTTGCCTTGCCCTGGTTGATAAGATCCATATGATTTATGATATCAGGTATAGCGTAGCTATTGTATTTAATTTCGTTCTTCAACGCCAGCAGAGCGGTAATTAATCTACTGTATTCTTTGAATATCACGCCAGATTCTTCATCGGTAGGTTTTATAACATTGTCCTCAGGCTGTTGCGGTTCTGTCTGAGGGTTGGGCTGCTCTTGTCGTTTTTGCTGTTCCCCATGTTGAGTGTCTGCTGTCTCGTGGCTTGGTGATGAATGAAGGTCTATTGCCTTTTCATAAACAGCCGCCAACTCATTAATGAATTGTTGAGACGTTTTCTTGAGACTTGTCTCTAGAATAAATTTCTTACAATGATCAAGCCAGAATTTTACTGAGCTTCGTGCATAGACATGAGGGTTACCTCTACTGCTTGAGGAATATAGCTCATATGGAAATGCAAAGCCATTTTTCCATCTGTTCAGTGTCCATCTGGTTATATCAATTCCATTTTCCGAAAGAAAACTCAATACTTCTTCAGTATTTAAATATGGAGAATGACTATCTTGACTCATCAGAACTAATTCCTTTTTTCAAGTGAGTTACGGAAGTTATTAGTAGCAGCCATAGCACGCTCAAGGCGCTTCTGACGTTCCAGTCGGGCAATAGCTTGCTCGTGGGCGATAGCAGCCTGCATGTGCTGCAGTTGAATAAGGTTGAGTAGATCTATGCTGGCCTTCGTTTGCTTATCCATAAAGCCTCCTTAGGAATAAAAAAGACGCCATTGCTGGCGTCTATGGATCGATCAGATTAAGCTCATGCGCTTGGTGGAGCTTCCTCTTCAACACCTCGACATGAGTCTGAAGAACCTTGTTTTCCTGCTCAAGCCGTGCGATTTCATCGAGCAGCTCCTGATTTTTGCTTGAATACCGCTTCTTTATCTCAAGCCTCGCCCTCACCACCGCCTTTTCCTTTTCGGTGATGTAGTGGATGTTGTGCCGTTCCCAATCGGTCAGGCGGTCTTTGCCGAAGCCTTTGCCAGAGCGTTTCCTGCCCATCTCCTATCTCCTTTAGCTTAACGCCAGGGCGTTTTCCCTGACGGGATGTTCAACGCCGAATCGATTTTCCTAGCGGAAACCTCGACACCGAACAGGTTTTCCTGACGGAATCTTCAATACTAAACAGGTTTTTCTGACGAAATCCACAACACCGAATCGATTCTCCTGACGAAATCCACAACACCGAATCGATTCTCCTGACGAAAAATTCAACACCGAATCGGTTTTTCTGACGAAAACCTCAATACTAAAGAGGTTTTTCTGACGAAAAATTTGTAACTAGAGAAGTGGAATTTTCCATGCCATGGTCTAACGCTAGACTAGGTCTAGTCTATTTTTCAAAAACGTTTTTCTTTTTCTAGACTTTTTTTCATGAATGTTTTTCATGTGAAATTCACAAGAAACTCAGACTTTTCTATATAAAAGTCTAGACTTTTCTTGCTTGCCGTCTCAAGTTTCCCGTCACATTTTCAAACTCGATCAGAACGGCCAAAAAACAAGCCTGCTCAGATAGGCTTTAAAGCGTCCAGGCTTGGCCTTGACTGGCTTTTTCAGCTAAACGTGTGGGGAAGCACACGGAAAAACGAAAAGGCCTTAAAAAGCGCCATTGCGGCCAAAAAACAGCAATCCTAGGATGCCATTTCCTTGCGTTCTTTTGGCCCTTGTAGGCCTTCAATTTTTTCCCTTTCTACCCTATAGGGTAAGGCCTAAAACGCAACGTAGGCCTTGCTAGGCATACTGTGAAGCGTGCTCACTTTCTGCCCTATATGTACAGCCTGAAAAAGGCCAAAAAAAAAGGCCCTGCTGATCAGCAAAGACCAGCAGGGCAAAAAGCTATATTGAACTAGGCAAAAATTAGCGCAAGCCAATGAGCTTGAGCATAGCCAAGAAGATACCACCTACTAAAAAGACGCATAGTTGAGAAAACATTTTTTTAGCTCCATTTTTTAAAATATTTTTATCTTACCCGCTTTCCGCTTAAGCCTAGCCATAAGCCGAAAGCGATTAGGGCAAAACCAAAAAGAGCGTATAGATCCCAAGCACTCATAGCGTTTCCTCCATTATAACAAAAAGAAAGCTTGCTATGATAAAGAAAACCGCAAGGCCAACAAATTCTGTTTTTCCTTGCCATAGCGCAATCGCCACGCCAGCGATGCCGATTTTTTGCAAAGTGTCGCAGCAGTGATGCAATAGCTTTTTTTTCATTCTTTCCCTTTACTTTTTTTTAACTGATTGCGCAAGCCTAGTGCTTGTGAAAAACGACATTGCGGACAACTCTCGACCAGCACTTACGACAAACCCGGCAATTGCCCGGGCAGACATAGCCAGAAATACGGGCATCACCCACAAGACCGGCGAAAGTGTTAAAGGATTGATCGATTACTGGCTTGTAATCCGGCCAATAAGAAAAGCGTACTGTCAGATTATCTGGAAGCGCAGAGACGTCGAGCGTATTCCGCTTAGTAAACGCCAAAAAACGGGTAAGCGGAAAGAGCCTGGCTATTTCTGACATATAGTTTAAGTAGTCCTGGTCAATGATATCGCCGGAAGAATGCCAACGGAAAAAGCCAACGGGCTTGCGCTTGCTACGCAATTGGTCGACTATCCCATTGAAATAGCCAGCTCTTGACTGCTCTAATATGTCGAGATTGTCTGACCATACCTTGCGGACATTAGGATATAGACGCCACGCCTTTAAAGCGTAACAGCCTTGATGCTGGCAAGGGACATTGCGGACACAAGACAGAATAGGTGGCAGATTGACATTGACAATATTGCCTAACTTACTGTTGCCATTGCTAAGATGGACAAGTCTCATAGTTGCTCCATTTTTTTAATGGTTAAAATATTGTAGAAACAACAAAGCCAGCAAAACTTGTGCTTGCTGGCTCAATGTTTTTACAATTACTATAAAGACTCTATTTCTTCCCTATCTTCCCAGAACGCTTGAGCTAATTGGCGCCAATTTATCTGATTCCTCATTAGGTCTAAGCCAATACTTACAAAGCAATACTCATTTTCATTCATAGCGTGAATTGCGTCGTAAGCCATATCCAGATATATATCTCTTAGTCTGACCTCAAAGTCTTGTATATTATCACAGTAATCATTCATTATCCCTAAAACTGCTCTATAGTTTTCCTCATAGCCAGTTAGAACATTGTATGCTTCCCAAGTAGCCCAGTTAGACCAGCCATTATAAGCACTACTGGTGCAAGGATACTGTACGTTATTGCTTGAAGTAGTTACATGTGACATAGTATTGCTCCATTAGGTTAAAATGACCTATTATCTAGTTGCCATGAATTGCCATTGCACTCAGTGAGTGCTCTTTCCGCTTCGTTTATGTTGTACTGCCTATGGTAGAAACGGTTCCTGTATGCTCTCAATAGGTGAAAGGCCTTTTCTGTCTTGTCATTGCCTTCAATCGTTGACAAGGCTAAAGACATTTCGCGGCATATATGGTTGAGAGCAGTCATTATGCTTGTGTACTGTCTCTGTGTCATAGTTTGCTCCATGTTTGCACTTGGCTTACCATAGCCAAGCAAAGATTGTTGCCTGTATGGTCACTGTCAAAAGGATAAAAGACAGAATATCTTTCATGCTTTCCCCTTTCGTTTTGTCATATTTAGTATAACGTTAATAATAAGAACTTGCTGTTTTCATTGTGTCAATATATATCTTTCCTTAGTTTTGACTTTAGATGTCTGATATATATTGACACTAGAAAACAACATGTTTTCTAGTTTCTTGCTTTCCCTATAACCGCCAAGAATAAAACAATGGTTCTTCCGGGCGTTCTTGCCATTTTCTGGTAGTGGGTTACGTCCGGCATTGCACTGGCAGTGCCTGCCCTGAGAATGGGCGGGATTGTCAAGACTGAAAATAGACTACAGTCTATTCAGTAGGCAAAAAAATATACACTTTTGCGCTATGGCTGCATCCTAAGCTTACCAGATAACGTTGCTTTGAACTTTCCCCTTGCCTACTGCTTTCTGCTCAGTCACCCTACGCTTCAAGCCCTCACTGGCAAGTTATCATCCATGTTTCTATCTGTTTTGCTACTTAGGGCCTTGCCCCTTGCGCAGCTCCCTTATGACATAGTGATAGACTGAAGTCAAGCAAAAAATAGTCTTCAGTGAAAATTTTTTTCTCTGATAGACTAAAGGCTATTCATAAAAGAAACGTGCGCGCGCGTAGCAAAGACCGTGCCAACAAAAAGCGTGCCATGGCACAGTGCTTGCTAGGTAGACAAGTCATAGAGTGTGTCAAGAGTAAACAGTGACAGAGTGAAGAGGTAAGCAAGAGAGAGGAAAGAACAAGAGAAGAGAAGAGCGTGAGAGAGGGAAGAGAAAGAGAAGAGAAAGAGAAGAGCAAGGCAAGAGGCTTGCTTGACAGAGTCTACAGCCTAGCTAGAGCGTGGCTTGAGTCTGTCTTGTATTTGTGTGGAGTCTGTTTTAATAGAGTCTAGACTTTGATGAGAACTAGTTTAGATGCTTTTGATTGATTATCTGAGCGATTGCGAGAAAAGATCAAGAGGGAGGGGCGGCGAAATCTTTAGAGTCCAAGGGCCTCAGACCGTGCGCTGGCCCTTCTTTCTGCGCATGCAGTTCTAAAGTCTATATAAAGAAATCTTTATATAATGATGTTTACTCACACCGCTACCCTCCCAAAAAAATACTCCTAGTCTCTGCTTGTGCCGGGATTGGGGGCTGCGTACTGCTAGGAGTGGGATTGATAAACGCTATATTTTATTTTTCGATTAGTTCAGAAATTCTTTTAATATCAACATTAGACCGCTTTTCTCCAACGCCAATAATTGTTGCGTGTCTGATTGTTTTAGAAGTATGTTCAACATTAAGCTGTAGAGGAAGTGAAAATGGCATATCTTCAGATTGTTTCTTTTGTGATATCAAGTCATCAAGCTTTTTA